TTATTTCTTAAACTTAGACTTATTCTGTTCATAGTAAATGGTTAGAAAAGGAAGATCTTTCCTGTGTACCTCTAACATATCCTTCATCTCCTTTACATCTTCCAAATTAGTTAGCCATTTATTAAGTTTTCCTTTTTTTCCATATTGAATTGCTTTTTCATAAAAAAATAAGGCATCCTCGAACTTTCCTTGTTTAAGATTCGCGTAACCCAGATACCGGTACAACTCGCCGCTATGCTTTTTAGCTTTAATATACAATTCTAAAGCCTTACGTAAAGCAACTTCTGATTCTTCAAATCGGCAATTCCATGAATAAACAACCCCTAGTTGTTTATAGACTAAATACTCTTCAATAAAAGGATAACCGCTTTCTAAAATAGATTTATATTCCTCTATTGCACCCTCATAGTTGTTATTTTTAATTGACTGGATTAATGCTTTATTATAACGAATAAAGCATTCTCTGGCTTTTCTAATAAAGAGTATTTGAAAAAACTTTTTCAGTAAATAAACTATTTGTTTTATAAAAGTTTTTATTGTTGAACATGTTTCTTTTATTTTTTTTACGCTCATATCAAATACTTTTATCATTTCAAATATTTTTAATCTTTATGGAATTGTTCGAGAACTTTACCAAGATAAAACCAAAACTTCTTCCAAGGGTCTTTGGGGGGCTGTTCATTATCAGCCGTTTTGTTATAATTGTCGATAATGTCTTCGACATTGAATTTGTCACCACGGGGAAAAGGTGCTGGAAATTTATTCCTATCCTTCATTAAACTAACGATATCCTGATGGAAATGGAGCGATTCTTCCATTGCACGATTACGTTCATCCATAACAGCATCTGCAACAAGGTAGGTGCTAACTCCAACCATTGTAGCCTTTAATGCTACCCTGCCCGCTATCGCTAATGCTCTGCCGCCAACCTGAAGAGAGGCTGCCCACATTCTTAAGCCAATTCCAACACTGGCAACTGTATCGGTAGTCATTCCAGTCGGATCAGTCGCATTAATTGGGTCGTTAAGGCAGTATAGATATGGATGTAGCGTCATTGGCTCATTGTAGCTGCCTTTGACAGGATCGCGAGTTGTGAAACGGAATGTTGCTGGATCATAGTAACGGGCATTCAGATAATAGCCCATAGCCCCAGGAGAAAGATAATAACCTGCCCACTGATAGGGGTTGTTAAGCATAATTTCTGAAAAGTCGCCTTTCGTACGCCATCTAATACCGAAACTGTCATAATTATAATTTACATTCACATTGCCGTTTGGGTCGAATATCTGCTTGACCGAACCAAGCCTGTCATGCATAAAGAAATGACGTCCCGTTCCGACATTTGCATGCTGAAAGAGTACCTGACCGCCTGCATGAATATAGGTACTGCACGATGTAACATTGGAATGATCCACTTTGAAAATGAGAAGGTTTTGTGGGACATCTCCTACAAAATCAACGATGTATTTATAATTTTCTGTTCCGACTGGGTCATGGAATTGACGCCAGCAGCAGATACCATCAGGCGTATATCTTGCTTTGCCGTAGGAATCTGCAATAACACTGAAACTATGATTTAACCTGCCGTCCCAGTCATACTCAAAAGGATTAAAATTCGGGTCGCCGCCAAAATAGCAGCCTTGCCTGCCGTTCAGGTCGTAATTTAGACGCCTGTATGGCTGGCCGTCTAATTGGTCGCCGGTTAATATATCTCCATTGTAATATCTCTCAAAATTGTGACTTTCTTCACCAATCGCCAGTTCATAAGTTTGAACATTTCCTATTTTATCATAAGTCATCGAATAGCTGATTTCACTGAGTACACCAGATGGCTGTGACAAATAACTATATGTCAAATTTCCCTGCATATCATATTCATAAGCGTAGCTAAGATTAATTGAAGCGGAGTTTGGCTCAGTAATCATCTCATCACAACTAAGCAATCTTCCTAAACCGTCAATTTCAGCATTAGACATTGTAAATGTGGGACCGCCGGTTGTTGTAAAACCAGTGAGCATATTATCGCGGTTATAGCTGTAATTTATTGTAACATCCGCTTCGCCGAAGAACCAGCCTATTGGGTTATAAGTCAAATTTTTTCTGTTGCCGTTTTTGTCAAATTCAAATTGAGCTATATAGTACGAATCAAAGCCTGCCATAGGTTCTTCTACCGAAAAGAGCCTACCAGCTTCGTCATAAGTATAAGCAACATCATAAATCAAAGTATCATTGGGAGCATAAACTCTGATTGACTGCTTCTGGCCATCAGCCTGATAGGCATAAGTCGTTTCATAATCGTCTTGTTCTGTCACGCTCACAATCCTGTTAAGAACATCATAGCCATAAGCAATTTGCTCCGAGCCGCCAATATTATCCGTTGCGTTGCGGTTATCTTCAATAAGTTTCTTCCTGCCGATTCCATCATAAGAATAGTGAACATTTCCGTTGTCAGGATAATTGGCATCTCTTAATCTGCCATATCCATCATAAAAATATTTGATCCATCGTTTTGTATTGTTGGCATCCCACACGGCTTTTGCAGATAATGTTCCATCAGGATTGTATTCAAGATGTTCGTAATCTCCCGATGGGTAGAGGGTAATTGCTTTATTTCCGAATTCATCAACAGCAATGTGAGTATATTTTCCCTCGGCATCAGTTATTCTGATTTGATATTCTTCGCTGTCGTATGTGAAACCTGCATCATTGTAATAGTAATTTGTGACAGCTTGGACAGTTTCATTTATGTCCTGCGTAACTTTGGTAACTCTGTTTCGGGCATCATATTCAAATTGGCTTCGAGCCAGTAAGTTACCGTCATAATCATAGCTATTGACATCTTTGATTTGACCATTCTGGTAATAATTGAATTCCTTCCTTACATCAGCTTGTGTAATTTCTGTGCCTGAACTTGCAGCAAAAAATTCAGCGATTTTGCGGTTGGCATTATCATAAGCTGTGTAAATGATATTTCCGTTGGGGTCAGTTACTCTTATGCGGTTATTAGCGGCATCATAACCATATGAAGTAGTAAGGTTAAGACTGTCGCCAGCTTCGGTTCTTGAAGTAAGTCTATCTAATATGTCATAAGCATAGTCAACACGTTTTTCGAGATAATTGTCATAACCATAAAGTTCACTGAATTTGACTTTATTGTTTCCAAAATATTCAGCAACGACTCCTTTTATTGTATATTCATCATCATAGTCATACCACAGAGTCTGGATATTCCTGCCCATATCGTCGTAAGCATATATTGTATTGTAATCTTCAGTTGAAACTGAATCATATTTATGCTCTTCCCGTTTAAGACCACGGGAATCATAAGAATATTCAACATAGCTGTCATCGTCATAAGTAGCCCTCTTTGGCTGATTATTAGTAGTGAAGTTTGTAAAGATTTCACCGCCCGCTTCTTTCTTTTCATAGGTTTTGTTGCCTTTTAAATCATAACCGTAAATTATTGTAGAAAGAGCGGTCATTCCTTCATACCGGCTTGGTATAAAGGTGGCATCATTTATTGTCATTGCACTTGCATCGGAATATTTCCTTATTCGCCATAATCTGCCAAAATCATCGTAATCGCTTAAAATTACTCCGCCGAGGCTGTTTGCGACAAGACGCACCTGTCCTAATGCATCATTATAAAATCTCTGAACAGGTTCATTGGAATCGGTTTTGCCTTTCTTTACAAGTTTTCTATAATTATTGTTGTCGTATTGATGGAATGTAATAAAACCATTGGCATCCGTTTCCCTTATAACAAGGCCATTAGAAAGATATTTATAGCTCGTTGTCGCCCATTCATTCGGGTCTTCTGCAATAAGCTGTTTCTCTTTTACAAGATATTTGCCGGATTGATTTTCTGAACCATCAGCTTCTCCATAAACGGATAACTTTTCAACCAAAGCTCCTGTCTCATTTATGTCCTGCCAATTTGTTTGCCGTGTTGGCAGAGGATAATTTGGATGATATTCAAATTCGGCAGCAACATAATTTACATCATCTACATAGACTTTCTGTTTTGTTAAATCGCCATAAGAATTGTAACTGTTATCTGTCTGCCTTTCTTTTCCATCAAAGAACTCCACTGTCGTTGTAGGTCTGTATGGATTTCCATTGTCCTCATATAAGGCATTGACATCAAGTACAGCAGAGCCGTCAACAGGGATTGTCCACTGCTTGAGCATATTGCCTTTTTCATTTTGCAGGATTGTCTTTGTTTGGAAAGGCGTATTAACTTCTGTAATCAGATATGAAATTTCCCTGTTACCAGGGTATGGATGGTAGAAAGTATAATCGTAATTTGTTGTCAGATAATTATCAGTTTCAACATAATCTTTTCTTGTGCTAATTCTATTGTAACCATCGTAATTAACTTCGATCGATTTGTTGTTTAAATCGTTACTATAAACAATTTTAATTAAATTGTAGCCGCCGCCTGATGATTCTTCATATTGATAATTTGTTTCGTGTTCTTTTAAATTACTGCCATCGTACACGCCGTTTTCATTGACGCCATAACCTGTTTTTGCAACGATAAATATTTTATTGGTATTGTCCCATTCGTAATTTACCGTTCTATAAACATTTCCGCCAACTCTGAGCCTTGCCTGAGTATAGAAGCCATCGGTAATATCAAACTCAATTGTCGAACGGCCATCGGAAATACTCGTAACTGCTGTTTTATAATAGTCCCAGCCTATGCCTAAGCCGTTTCCAAAACGGTCAGATATTGAACTGACACCAGCTTTGACACTCCAGCCTATTGAACCATAAGGTCCCCACGCAGGAACATCGAGGCTGTCATCAGAGAAGTAATATTGTGTACCATCACGTGTTACCAGATAATAACTTACTTCATAAATAATTCCCCAATCATCATAGCTGTAACGCTTGATGTAATCGCCAGAACCATCATTGGGATAAGGATAATAATATACAGGACCGCTGGAAACATGGCCGGAAGTATGCCTGAATAATCTTCTTGAACCATCAGGATTCTGAACCCAGATAGTACCTATGCCAAGCAGCTTGGCATCCCACGATGCTACTCTAAAGGGGCCTGATTGTTCTGTTTCAGCACTATATGCGGCCTCTTCCTGAAGGATTATTTGATAATTATGTGTCCATCCATATCGGAAAGGCTTGTTATAAAGTTTACGATTATTGTTAAAACTTCTTTTAAGTTCAAATGGAATTTGTCCCTGCCATTGAACAGATATATCGGGTTCTTCTTCATGATAAAATGTATTACCTTTCAGTTCGCCGAGTACAGGGAAATATCCTGGACCTTCGTACACCGTTTGGCCGCCGATTGAAATGGTTTTCCAAATCATTTCAAATCCATTTGGAGCATAACCAGTATCATCGAAAAGAACAGTACCTATAAAATATGTGCCATTAGGTATAATTGATGTGTCCCAATATCCGAGCAAGTTAGTGCTTGGAATAATCTTGTTACCTGTACATATTTTTGTCCAATTATCCCAACTCTGCGTATCAAGGTCAGTTGGACAAATATAAACATCATAGCAGCCAAAATTTTCACCCCAAGCTGTTCCATTTATGGCAACTCTGCCTTTCAATTCAAGATCATCATGGCAGGCACAAGGACTTTCAATGTTTAGAGATAAACCAGTATCTGCTTGACTGCTTATTGAAACACGATTAAGAACACCCCAATCTGCGCTCGTCGTCTCGATCTTTATGGCGGTAAGTGTATCATAATTCGTGTTGAAAGGTGCATTGTTTGCTATGTCGCTAGTGCCGCCATTCCAGTAAACCTTATATGTATTGCTGCCGAAATTCATTTGAAATGTAATATTTGTCCAGGTGTTATAATAATCGTGGGCATATTGTTCATACATATCCTCATAATTACTCCAACAATTATTATATACACTTTGATAATTAACATTTGTATTTACATAAGAGCCGTTATTAAGAACATAAATCTTCCAGTCTGTTGCATTAAACCATACCGAGGCAACTATATTATTTCCATTCAATATGTTGATTTTTTGGTCTTTTGCAGGGATAAAATTGAATCGAATGTATTCATGATTGCTGCCAGTATCTTCAAAACTTTTTACAATAGTTGAAGTGCTATCTATTATGACATATTGATAATAAAAATAATCATCCGGCTCTGGCCTGTAAAACCACCAATAATCTGTTGAGACATCTCCGCTAACGACTTGCCAGCCCATTTGACCATTAAGATTGCAGGGGTCTGGGGGTGTTGTATAACCCTGATAATCTTCAAATGAAGTTAAGTAAGGTAAAGTATCTTCATAGTATTGAGCGCAATGTATTTCGTCAAGCCAATATCCTGCGAATGTTGCGAGGTCATTTATGTCAACCGTGCTGCTACCGTCAAAATCTCCGTTTAAACCAGAGCCGCTTTGTTGCCAGTTCTCTGCCAATTTTGTAAAATCGGCAAAGTTTACGAAATCATCTTCTCCTGTCAAATCAGGACACCAATAAACTGCGGAAAAAACAGTTGAAGTTAGAATTGTTAGATAAACGATCACAAACTGAAATGCTTTTAATTTCTTCATAACGATTCCTTCCTGTATATGAATTCCTCTTTATATTACCGGCGTACTTAACATAAAGCACCGCCGCTAAACCACGTCCAAGACGGCTTGCGAAAGCCTACCAGAGCGGGAAAAGCAAACGGTGCTATTTCATTGCCCAGATTTCTTACTGCGCAAAAACAAATAGCACCGAGCCTTTCATACAACTCTGGAACTTTCCACAGCCGCAAAGCCATGACTTCGCAATTTTCTTGGAGCGTATGAAATCTCAGTGATTTCAATTATCGATATTCAATTGTCTATATTATATTAAAAAACTATATGAGCAAGATGCAAGAAAAAAATCCAGATAATTTTTCTATGGGTGACAACAATATGGCACTGGAAAAGCAAAAAGTTAAAAATGTAAGTGAAAACAATGGATTAGACATTTGAAGTTTGCCTATTTTACCAATAGAAATTTTGTATTTATTTTGTCTTTGGCAATCTCGTCAGTATCCGAATGCCAATAGATAAATACCTTGGCCTTTTTCGATGAAGAACCTATATTGACAAACGTGAAATTGAAACATGCTTTCGAGATACAGAGATTACCTGGCCATCAAATTTTATAGAATCTCACATAAGATAGCGATTGAATTAAACCCCGAACTTGCGACCTCTTGCACAAGAGTTTTACCATTTTTTTTCCGGACACCTTTCTTCTTTGCTATGAACTTTTGCCATAATATTGCACTTACATTTTATGCAATACCTCCGCGTCAAAGCTCTGTGCGGCTTGATTGGTAAATCGCTCAATTTTTCCAAAGACTCCAAATTCTTTAAAACTTCAATCTTATTTTCAGCAAGCCAGGCTAAGAATTCACTCTCTTTGAGACAGGTGATATTATCACAGCTTTCACAAATAGCAAATCTCTCTTTAGCATATTTAAAATCTATGCCTGCTCTCCTTACCGCAAGTTTCGCAAAACCTTCGGCAATATTTTTAATTTTTCTAACCTTTGGAATTATGCCAAGCTCTTGTTTTATTTTACCATTGCAGCAGCCCATATTACTAACCTCCAGCACATTCTGCTAAAATCCAATAATCATTCCAACTTGTTCCGCTTACAGGTTTATTGTCAAAAAACGAAGTGTGATCAATCTCGCACGCATAAACCTGCTGGTCATCACCGACAACCATATCGCCTACCTTGTATTCATAATCGCACAGCCACACAAGAAACTCCGGTATTTCCGCTGAAAATTCAACCTTGCCCCACCGTCCTGTAACGAATTCATCCATCTGTTCATTTACCAAAAACCTGCCTTCCTGAAAAAGCGTATCGCACTTTATCTTTGCCCAATACTCTTTCCAGTCAGGGTCAATTTCAGGGGTGTTCTTTTTATATTCAAATTCCCAATAATCCTGCCAGCTACTGCCTGTGATTGGTCTATTGTCCGCATGGGGCTGATGAGCCTTTATACATTTATAACCTTTATTATCAGTACCTACTATTCTGCTGTTACCGCCTCCTCCTGAATACAATCTGCCGGATGACCAGTTTGTAAAATTATGGTCAAATATAACTTCCCACCAATAGTCATAAAGACAACTGTCATTATCTACATCAGGAGTATGACCTTTATTATTAACATAGTTGTATCGTGATCTAACAACATTATCACCATACATTGCAACCTGGCCTGATGTATAAGTTGTATTGCTATTCCATTCCGCAGGACAACTACCCCAATATAAACCCCAGCTTCCTCCGGTAATCGGTTTATTTGACGGATCGGAAGTATGTATTCTTCTGCAATAATATTTTTTACCATCTGTCCCTGTGACAATATCAACGCCATGTCTATAGCTGTATGTCGCCCACTGCCATTTACCTGTCCAGCTTTCACCTGTTACCGGTTGTGTCGAAAATGTCGATGTATGCTGCGTATTGCAGATAACTATATCGCCATTTGTTGCCCAAACGAGTTCTCCTACATTATATTGTTTATTGTCCTGCCAATTGGAGGGAGTGTAACCGCTCCATACCTTATAATCTGACCAGGCCCTTCTGTGTTTGATACATAAGTATTGCTCGCCTGTATTAATACTTAGACCGGTATTGCCAACTATAAAAGAGGCACTATCGGTAATCGGTTGAAACTCGTCACTGAATTCATCCTGCCATATATGCTCCCATCCCGACATAAATAGCGGGCATATACAATAAGCTATAGCTGTTTTCCGGTACAAGTAAACCCAGACATATCTGCGAAAGCCGCTGCCATCATAAGTTATATATTGCATTATAAATCTGACTCTGAAAATTGTATCATTACATTCATAAGCAATAACACCACCTGCATCAGCAGTTTTATTTAAGATAAATTTTCTGTTAGGATTTACCCACGGCGGTGTATCACAATCATCTTCATAGGTATACCCGCAACTAAAACCTGCCTCGTGTATATCAGAAAATGTCAGCGTTATTCTTTGCGGGAAACCGCAGGTTGCTATAACCTTATTTTGTGATTCAAGGAACTTTACCTTACCGGAGACTTTATCAACATGTATGGATTTGCCGATTGACATCTTTTCACTAAATCTCCACCGAATCGCAGTCGCAGCTTACATAAGGAATAAATGTTGTCAGACACCGCCATTTGCCATCGATATTTGTGACGTATATAATATCGCCTGTCTGAAGTTTAGGCATAGCCGAATCCAAACGCCATCCTCCCCCAAAAATGCTACAATACACCCTTATTGCTGATTCACTGCCCGATGTCTGCTCTACATCATTTTTGTAAAGATTTGCCGCAATAACAGCATAGTCCGGCGCATTTTCAATGCATCTTGCCCGCCTGACAGGATTTTCAGAGTAATTGAGTTTTATAACTGCCGAATAATTATGACTTCCATCATGGCCGCTGAAAAAATCAAGGAACATCACAGTAACAGGTCCCGGCGATATGGCAGTTTTCAGTCTTGTTACATCATCGGGGTATATATCTGCAAAACCATTATATCTATCATCATAAGGATTGGGTAAATAGATTTTTACAGGCACTAAACCCGATATATATGCACGGCCTATTTTATTATTATTTATAGGTTCAGCAGTGACAACGAATCTGCTTAAACTGTGATTAGGCCATAAAGGCTTTGTACCAATAAGAATTATTTGATTTAAAAAGTTTGGATTGCTTGCAGAAATTACACTGCCTGATATCCCAAGGATATTGAACCTGCCAACATCAATACCGCTTGTATTTTTGATATAAACCATATTTGCAGGAAGTGTATTACCTGAACCTGTTGTTAGTTTATTTTTTCTATTTTGATAATCTGCAGCAGCATCAACCATCGCGTTGTATGTGCGGGCAGGTATTTTTAACTTTTCACCGTCGCGGACTTTTTTAAATGTATCAGCCATATCAGTTACCCAGTCCTAAAGCTGTAAAAGTGCCCGATTCATATACCTGATGCACATATACCGATTTTGGAACCTGAATCAGGCAATTCTGGTCAGTGCTTTTTTCATAACGTACCCATAGATACTCCCAGCCTTTTTTCTCGATGCCAGATATGCTGCCTATCGTTATATTGGATTTATTCGGGCTTGCAGCGAATTTATAAGTTAATTCAACATCACCAGTTCTGCTATGCCTTGAGCCTGATGCACCCATAAATAAGACTTCACCTCCTGCAAAGCCATGCCACGGGGCATTATTAACTTTGCTGACAAGAGTAAATATTGCAGATTTAAAACCATCATTTATCAAATTCGAGCTTACCTGCCTTGTCTCGCTGAAATTATATACAGGGACAATAATATCTATGCCATTGACACTGTTATCATCAACATTTATTGCACCTTTGAAATCAGGTGGCTGATTACCATATGCTCTAACTGTCAGAGGTGAGATAGTTTGAGTAATCTTTTGCGTCCCACCGCCGGTATCAAAGTTGTACTCAATATCATTGGTGTTTTTACTGCCGTAGCCGTAAGTTACAGTGCCTATCCAGATTTTATCGGCGATTTGTTCGACGCTTCTGCCTGAACGCGGAACTTCGTTCCATGTATCAGGACAAGCTGACAAAAGTTCCTCCAACGCAGCAATATCATCATCAGTTCCCTGGATAATATATTCAACAGTGCTGCCTTTACTGCTGCCTGTTGCAGTCTTCCTGCTCGACCATCTCTCAGCTACTGTAATTTCATCTGCCATTGTCAGTCCCCAAACTCTGCGCCGCCGCCGGATGTATTATCAGCTATATCTTCTGTTGCCTCTGCTGTGCGCATGGTTGCATCCGCAATTTTCTGCATCACGCCGCCTGCTCCAAGCTGCGATAAGCCAAATGCACTGAAGGTTCCAGTTGTCGAGACCTTATCTAATGCTGATGATCCAAGCTGCCATTTGTTAGATGGCAATTTAGCCATCTGTTTTGGCTGCACAGGCTCATTGGCCCTGGCAATAGAATCATCGAACTCTCTTTTTGTTTTGGCAAGCTCATCGACTATCTGTTTACTTTTGGCCTCAGCCTCATCATTTTGCTTTTGCATATCTTCGTCAAGCAATTGCCGGGATGCGAGAAGCTGAGCATTAAGCTGTTTTTCAACTTCACTGCGTTTTTCAGTTCTATCCTTTTCAATTTCCTGCATATCCTTATTGGTCTGCTCTTGCCGCTCTTTTCTATCGCTTTCAAACTGGTCATCGATAGATTGCTTGGCAAAATCAGCATCAAAAGTTGGATCAATAAGTTTCTTCCACCATATCCATATTCTAAGCATTTTTTTGGCAAGCCAATCGACTATACTGCCATAATACTGTTTGAAACCTGCCCATGCAGTTTTCAGCAGGGCAACGGTGTCAATCCTGCTGCTCTGTATTCCATAAACAGCAATGTTAAAACTATCAACTATTCCGTGAATTGCCGAATACCAGTATTCCAGGACTTTGAGTTTCACTGAATACCAGATTTCAAGAAGCCACTGTTTTGCTTTTAGCCATTCAAGCTTTACAAGAAGCCAGGCAATTCGAGCCGCCAATCCTAAATCTCCTTTGGCAAGAGCCTTTGATATTCCATCAAATGCGAGTATTACATCTTCCTTTAATGAATTGAAACATCTGCCAAGCCATTGCATAAGCCCGCCGCCATATCCTGTGAAATATAAAAATGCAGCCGTTGCAGCAGTTACTGCGGTAATTACCATCCCAAGCGGTGATAAAATCCATAGCAGGGCAGTTTTTATAAGTGCAAAGCAGCTGCTTATTGTACCGAAAATACTACCTGCAAACTTTAGAGCGTTTCCAAAGACGACAAAAGCGCCTCCGGCGGATACAAGAGCTGCGCCAAGCCACAGGGTCATATGAATTACACTACGGTTTTCTTTAATCCAGTTTGATGTTTTTGCTATAACTAACGCAATTTTATTAGATAAATCTGTTATAATTGGAGCGATAGCTGCGCCAAGGTTAGCATATGACATCTTAATTGTTCGCCACATACGATTTAATGCATCATTAAGTTCTTCCGCTGATGCGGCATCTTCGCTCGATAAGACAAGACCAAGCTCTTTAGCTTCTTTCATTAATTCATCCATCCCGGCCGCTCCGCGTTCAAATAGAGGCAGTAGGGCAGTTCCACTTCTGCCGAATATTCGCATCGCAATTGCTGCTCGCTTTGATGGATCTTCTATTTGACTGAGGCTATCGGCCAAAAGACGGAACTGCTCTTCGGGGTTTAAACCTTCGAAAGATTTTGCACTTAATCCAAGCTGGCCGTAAATATCAGTTGCCGTTTTTAATCCCATATTCGCATCGAGAATACTCTGCTGCATCCTGCGGATTCCTTTTTCGACTGTTTCCAGGCTGCTTCCTTCCTGCTCTGCTGCAAATCCAAGTGCGCTAAGAGATTCAACAGCAATACCAGTCCTTCTCGACATCTTTGCAATATTATCTCCGTACGTAGAAAAATACTTTGCTGCACCAACCAGCGGGGCGATAGCAGCACTGCCGACAGCGATCATTTTTCTGCCAAATGACGAGATTGTATTACCCCAGGCTCTTAAACTTACCTGGGCCGCGCGCAGGCCCCGCATCAATGGACTTTTATCTGCGAAGATTTGAACGTAAGCTGCTCCAGCTTTTATTGCGCCTGAATTTGCCATTATTTTCTTCCTTCGAAAGCTTCTTTAAATAATGCCTTAGATTGGCTGTCTTTTACTTCGATGACATTTTGCCTGGCGGCCTGCTTTTGCATATATGGATTAAAATCAGCCGGGCTAAATGACTTTGTTCTTTTTGGGTCACGATTGATATTGCACAGCAAGGCCATCAATGCCGAAATTCTATTCCATTCGGTTTTGTCTCGAAACTCAATTGCCTCGCTCATCCACCAAAGTTCACGTAGTGAAAATGGACCCGGATCAATACCCAAAAGACCTGCTAAGGTATAGATTGTCCGCCAGACATTATTTTCACCAGCTCCTTGTCGAGATCGACTTGACTTAGATTGTTTGTCACTGCCTCTATTGCCATATTGATCATTTTCTGCTGGGTCAGAGCTGCTTTGGCCCGATCGGTTCTGCCCCGTTTCTGGAAAAAATCAATAAGTTCCTCATAAAAAGCTGTTTGCGCAGCAAGTATTACATCACCACCCAGGGCCTGGCCAAACTGCGAATCAGTAACTCCCAGTGCATCGGCCTGCGGTTTTACCAGGCAAAAAATAATGTCGCAGAGAAGTATTTCATCGCTGGCTATGCGGGTAAGCAGGGGCGGATTGCCCGATTCAGGTTCCAGGAGATTTACATTTAGTAAATCCCGAACCCTTTTTACACTATCAATTGTAAGTGAAATCGTCCAGACCCGCGTTGCGTTATCTGTAAATGTTTTCATATTTATGCTCCTGCAATATCGACCCATGCGATATATTTACTCATTTTGACGGTTACATCGACGCTGATCGACTCTTCAAGTGCTTCTGAGCGATCGAATTTAGTTATAGCAAAATTGCCATGCGGCCCGCTGGCTCCCGCCGCATCTTTTGCATCAGTCAGACATGCCAGGCATATCGTTGCTGATGTTAAAAACGCAGTCTTTATCGCGGCAAAAACAGTATCCGATGGTTTCCACTGCATCTTAAAATTAAGTTCGCATTCGCGAAGTGTAGGTGCAGTTGCCCGCCATCCTGAATTTGACCTGGTGGTCACATCTGCCTCACCAGCTGAAAGAGAAACCGTCAAATCCTTTACATTGCCAACTTCCGTAAGCTCTGCCAGGGCTGCATCGTTTGCTCCCTGGTAAAGCTTTGCATTCATTCCTAAAATAAAATCTACTGACATTTTAAAACTCCTTAAGTTTGTTATTTATGAACACTATTTTTCCATAAAGCTGCCATTCGGGGCTGACTTACCTTTAATGCCGGTCCCATATATGGCCGTGCAGCGATATGAACATTCTTACCTTTTATTTTTGCAGTGCCGCTGTATTCAAGTATATGCGGTACATTTTTACCCTTGGCATTTAATGCTACAGGTCCAACTACAACTGACCTTGTCTGCTGATCGAACGAATAATAGATATAATTTCGCAATAAACCGGTATGACTAAATGGCGGCTTGCCGGGTTTACTTACTGCGGTATGGGAAGGTGCTTTCTTAATAGACCTTCGAGCGGTGAGCCTTATCATTCCGCCAATTCGGTTTAGGACTTTCCGCGTTGCTGAATCTACCGCTTTAGCTACAATCGAACTATCGAAGAACAAAGTTTTTACTTTGCAAATTGACTGACCAAAATTTGATACCGATTTTGCCATTTAACTGAAATATCCAAAAAATACATCCGCGCGTGTCACATTGGTAAGTGAAATTACTTCCGCCGCAATCCATGCGATATCCAGACCATCAAAACTTATGGTACACAACAAATTATTTCCGCTATTTACAGCCTTAATATCTGTAGGCCAATATGGAGTAATCGCGGCTGAATCGGCGTACCGCGTCAAAGTAGTTGCTTGTTGGATTTGCGGATCTTTATTACACGCCATTGTGCCCAATGTAAATGTGATATCCGCGATAAGCTGCGCCGGGCCGCTATCTACATTCCTTCCGCCCCAGAGACGAACTCCTACGGTGCCGTTTTCATCGCCAATTGCTGCAAGGATAAGTTCCAAACCCCTGATAACATTTGCGTTTATGCCCTGAGCATATACAGGTTTACTATCGAAAGTATTTGCAGCCAGGGCCGGATTATCAACCGCCTCAACTGTACGCAATAATTGCCAACCTGAATTATTTCTAATGTTATTCATATTACACCAATCTATTTAATCTTCTAAATGGACTTGCTGCAGCAAGTGTACCTACCAGACCAGCATGATTAACTCCCTTAAGCACCTCAGTCGGGGCAAGTCTGAAACCGAAAACACTATTACCAATCCCAACAAAATTACTGCTATTACATCCATCTGTATTTAAAACCGCACCATGAGCAAATGGCGCTGCTGTCGTAATGAAATTTGTATTTTGACAGTAGCAAGCCGCGCCAGTATTTAAATTTATGCCGTATGCCGTTGCCATTGTTCCACCTGATATTGTGCCATTTCGGATAGTACAAGGCCCGGTTGCAGCTATCCACACCCCGGCAGACATCTGCCCACCTGTGATATTGCCATATATCGTGGTAGCACCAGTGGCATAGACATAAACACCAGTACAGCTTGAGCCACTGCCGCCAATAATATTACCTGTAATAATGGCAGTTCCAATTGGATTGTTTATATAAACACTGTGGCTGCTGAAAGATGGCATACTGGTTGTACCAATAATATTACCATTTATGACAACAGATGCCCTGATACCTTGATGTACTGCATAGACACTGCTGCCGCTTGTTGCACCATAGATTGTACCGTTTATTGTAACAGTAAACGGTATTTCTGAACTTGAAAGTATCAGGCAAGTTGCAGAGCCTGTTTTTATATCACAGTTTAACGTATGATCTTCCTGCACAAAGAAATTGCCATTTACTATTCCTGTACCTTCAAAACCATTTGAAATCCTTGCACATGTTACATCTCTATCTATAATTAGAGATGTCTTGCCATTTGCACAAATTATATCATTGATACCAAGTCCACCTGCATCAATGTCCAGAAACTCTCCGGTTCCGGATGGAATAGAATTCCATCTATCAGTTTCAGATAAATGTGCTCCTATAGCTTGTGCATACCAGGTAGTCATTTGTTTAAAGTACCCTTCGAACGGAATTAATCTGGCCTATTACGCTTAGAAAGCCATTAAATAACTCATCGGCAGAAGGCTGCAAATCAGAAATATCACTTTCGAGATTCAAAACATTAGGAATGAAGATTGTTTTTGCAGTGCCACCTGTTTCAGTCCAAATATTATTTTCGCATTTTGCAGGCATGAGAGTGATTATGGCCGACGCTGTTAATTGACCATTACTGATATTTGTCTGCAAGATTATCTGAGGTACATAAATAGCGTTTGGCTGCTGAATTTCCTGGGGTTTTGTAATTGGTAGTGGCATTAGATTATTCCTTATTCAATAACTTTAAAATTTAATGTTACAACGCTCGTAAAAACAGATGGCGGCTGAATATGCTCAACCGAATACAACGGATCAATCGATTGTTTAAAGCACACTGTGCCAAGATTCTGAAAAACTTTGCCGCGAAAACTTTTAGCGATATCTGTAGCCAGATCCATCAAAGAATTAACTTCCAGATCATCAGGCGATTTTACGGCTTTTTGAATCGCAATATCTACCTGGTACTGATATTCATTGCTGCTTCGACTTGCAGATTCAATATTTATGCTCTTAGGAACAACTGTAACATGCAGAGTTGCCAGATCTTTTAGTTCGAAAAAAGGAAAGAGTGTCCTTACAGCAATAAAGCTCAAATTATAGTTTTCAGAGTTAAGAGACACTGCTACCTGGTCGGCAAGATCGATTACGTTCATTTGTCATCCTCCTGTCTTTGCAGAGCAGCTATTCCATCCGGATTATCAATCTTAAATGCATTTGCATCGATCAGACATGGCCGTTCCCGGCAAACCGCGCAAAATGTCTGCAAGGCAGTAATCAATCGTTCCTCTTGTAAACTTTTTTCCTTGATAAGTTTTTGAAGCGAGGCAACAAGGCAGTAATTGCTGTACATAAGGTACGCAACCAATGCAAAACAAAGGCCCAGCTCACCATATTTCATGAACTGATCAGCAATAGTAACAACTTCATTTGCCTGATTCGCCCCGGATGCAAGCATATAAAATGGAACCGCCGATAAAACTATCTTAGTTGTCAGAGACATTTATATTTCCTTTGTGTGAAGCCGGATCATTTTTCTGTAAGGATCGCTGTAACACCAGCAGCCATCGCCAATAAATTGTGCTTCGTATATTGCCGAATCCGTTTGGATTTGATCACCTGCCTTTGGCAGCGTTAATAATCCATCAATAATTAAATCTGATGGGGAAAATAAAAAATCCGTTATCTCGCCGCCAATCTTTAAGCCCGAATCATCTTCTATCTGGTAATTTGTTTTTCCAAACGTAGCGCAGATAGTAACTGTATCTGCGCCCCGTTTGTAAATTACCGTCTGGGAAGCATAAGCTTTGAGCTTATCAGCTAAAAATTCAATTCCGCGTTTCAAAAGATTAGTCATTATGCTTCCTGTGCCCATGTTCCGCGAATTGCTTTAATGCGATAACCATCAGTACCGTCAGCGGCAAATGTAATAAAGTCACCTTTCTTTGCAGTTAGCTTGGTATTAGAGAGCTTCTTACCATCACCGCCTGCTGCAATACCCAAACCGCCGAGATTTTTGTCTACCGCCTGAAAATCCACTTCGACAAGCGCTGCTCCATCGGCTGCTGTATTCATAACAGTAAATTCCAAACCGACAGCCGTTGCAGGCAGAGTAATAACTACAGTATCAACTGTGCAATCGTAACAGACGCCCGATTCGGTTACTGCCGCATTCGCATTTGCTGCCTTGGTGATTCGAGCAGCCCCTGCAAATGTCGGAATACGAGGATCGAACTTATTGATTTTAATATAGCTGCATGTATCAGCTGCCGCCGCATCAACAACGCATGAGCCAAGCAGAATATCGCCAACTGCCTGGGCATCGCCGCCAATTTGTGTTGCAGCGCCGCTTCCTGCAACGCCATCCTGAGGATTGCCATCTGCATCGAACCAGACAGGAAGACCTTCAGCAAACGTTTCATTCTTTTTAGGAACTGCAAAGATACCTTCAATGCACAATGCGCCTAAAACGCCTGCTGCAATATCTGATTTTGAAATTCCAACCATGCCGCCAAGCACTACAAGCTCGCCGCCTGAAATCGCAGCTGCCGGGGTATAATCGATGGATTTACCATCCTGAGAAAAATTAACTGAATATGCCATTGTTATGTCTCCGAGAAAATTTATGTACTTTTAAAAACGTTGAGTATTACGCTTCACCCTTGAGTTTTACACTGGCTCTTGGGTCCTGGACTGCTACACCGAAATCGATATAGCCTCTAAACTGCATGCCCAGCGTATTGAAATCCGCATCAGCTGATTCAATGGTTGGATTTTCAACACCATTGAGGAATGCAATTTCATAGGATGCGAGTCTGGCAGGATCAGCGAACATATACCATGCCTTGGTACTATTACCTGCAATTGTAGTATTACCGAGCCACGAACTTGGAATCACCTCATATTGACCAACATGAGGATTATCCTCCGGAACAGGTGATCCTGCGGTTGCAGCCTCATTTAATTTAATGCTCGTCATCAGAAGCTGCGCTGTTACTTTGAGGGCATTTGGAACAACCAGGTACTTTGGTCTAAGGCCAAGCGGTTTACCGTTTGGTTTCTGCTGGTTGAGGAATAATAGTTCCGCCGCTGTTAAAGCCGCAACTGACAGTGCCGTTGCCGCTCCGGTAGCGTAATTTGCCTTGTACCCGGTTGGATTTGTTGAATAAAGCGTACCAGCCATAATCAATGCCCATACCGCATCGCTTATCGCATCAGCTGCGCCGATACCAAGCATCCTCGGAATATCAGCAAACGCGCTCATATCATCATTTATAATCGTCTGGCGATTCAATGAGAACATAATGCCGCTTGTTTCAGCTTTTTGTGTATAAACCTGCTCACCAAGTTTACCATGTTTCAACTCACCATCAGCGCCGACTTTCACAAACTGCATATTGTCTGTGAGCCTGTATCTCGAATGCGTTTTAAAATCGTTTACACTGGAAACTTTGACAATCGGCCGCCAGGAATTTTCCTGATGAAGATATGCATCGAGCAATATCTTATTTGCCACATTGCTGAGAATGTTTGGCAAACTTACCGTCGAAAATGCAGCACGAATAAAGCCGTTTTTATCAGCTATCATTGAAGGCAGTTCGATTCCTTCTGCCTTTGCAGCCAATCTGAACAAATCCTGAATACCGATTCTGCGGTATTTTTCGGCCTGATTTGTTGCCTGCTCGCCATAAACTTTAAGCACAGTCTGCTCCGGTACACTTGCTGACAGACATGCCGCCGCTTCGATCATTTTTGCATCGAGGCGCATTTCACTGCCAACTGCCGGGGCTTTGGCGAGGTTTGCTTCGAGCACTCTAAGTTTTGTCTTATCGACATCCCAGCCTTCGGCAACTGCCTTAGCTTCAATTTCGCTGTTACCTGCGGCAGCTTTGCGAACCTCTGCAATACGCGTCAGTTCGATCGATGCCTTAGCCCTGATTTCGGCTGTAATATCGGGAACTGTATTTGCTGCATTAACTTCTTTTGTTTCATCTTTTACTTCATTAGCCATGGTAAAAAGCTCCTTAAAACTCTGTTTATTGGCCGCTATCTGGGCCGATGTTTGGTCATCTGCGCCAAGCATTACAAAACTTATTTCACCAAGCGTTGCCTTACGGACAATAGTCGCAGGACCAGTTACCTGTCGGCCATTTACTTTGGCTGTCTGGTCTTCTGCGAGCCGCTCTGATTTCTCTGCACGGGCTCCGATACTCGCCTGCCATTTGAATCCTTTATCTGCAAGCGATAATATTTGTTTGACGCGGTCTGATTCGCCAAGGATATCACCTGAGGCAATCAGCTGACCTGCTTCAACTTTTATCAAATCAGTCTGTCCCACCAAGGAATCCAAATCCTGCTCATGACCAAAAAATATAGGTTTGGATTGTGAATTAACTTTCAGGCCGAAAAGATCAACGACCACAGGATCGTACCAACCCATTACACGCATCTGACCGCCGGTATATGCAACCATATTGAATGTTCGGTTCTTTGATTCAGCATTTGCTGCCTGGATATTGAGCAGCATTTCTTCGCAAATTAAATTCAGATCAATATTTGTTTCATTATTTCTGGTCATCTTCATCCTCCATTACCGCTGTTGAAGTATTTTTATCTGGCAACGCCTCTTCCAGCATAAGACCTTTTGATTTACAGTAAGCAACTTCTATTGCCCGCTGGTCAAGTTCCTGACGCCAGTCTTTACCTTGTTTGGCATACTCTTCTGCCAATGTGGTAGTATTACTTTTCAGGCGAGTTTCCTGGGCATTAGCTTCTTTGGCGGGATCGACATGTTCTCTGCCATCCCAGAACCATTTGTGCGGGTAAGATTGAATTGCGCGAATTGAAAGCGGCATAGGTGATCCGACAAGGATTGCCATATCAAGCCACTGCATCAAAATCCGGTCGAGTATCGTCAGTTCAATATCGCTTCTATCAACATCAATGGTTTTACCGTACATCTGATAATCGAGCCTGCCGCTGGCGTAGTTATATTGTGAACTATTGCCGATGGCCACACCCAGGGGGATATTCATGCAGCGAGCGATCTCGTTAAGCAGTGCCCGCACGAATTCCGCATAAGTTGTTATTGGCTGATTTGCCTCGATTTGGCCAAGCTTCCAGCCGTGTGGGAGCGTTGTCGCCATATTTTTGTCAAGGTTAACGGTATCAAGCGGGGTTACATTATCGGCTTCACCATTTGCAGGTGAATCGGTATAAAGAACCGCTGCGAAATCAGCAGCAGTTTCCGCTGCGGAAATTACTGCCAGCGTATATCTTCGAAGCTGAGCAAATAACGGTAGGGCGGGTGTAATTTCCGGAATGCCCCGATTTTGCCCGGCTCTATCAACTCGGTAAAGATGCATTACATTTTCAGCGGCAACAATATCGTATCCTGGATTAAGAAATTGACCGGCTGAACATGGATGCTGCTTCAAGATATAATACAAACTTCGATTTCCGTACTGGTCAAACTCGATACCATCGGCCTGATTGGACGATAGGCTAGAGATTTTCTGCCATGGTGTTGTAATCTGCTCGGCCTCTACAATTTTTAGATCAAGTTTTATAGGTGACCTAAGCTTTGGATTGTGAGTTTTTATACAAAATGTTTCACCATCTACCGCACGCGCCATGCGAGCGGTTCGAAGCTTCGATGCCAGACAAATTTCATCAGCCCATTCGGAAAACATTCGCTCAATTGTTTTATTTGCCTCGTCATCGGCTGTTAGCATCTGCAATCTGGCCCCGGTTCCAATACAATCATTGGCCAGTGTCAAAACCATGCCTTTTGCATAGCTATTATTTGCAACTTCATATCGAGAGCGATTGCGAAGTGTGGCGCGAACCTGCGGACTTGCAGCAAGATCAGGACTAAACGAATCTGCCATTGCCCAGTGCCGGGCGTTATCAGGCGAGTTTTGGGCAGCATCATAGCGTCCGCGCACATTTATCCGCTGCGGATTTGTCGCTGAGGTATTTATCTGCACTTTTTTCTTACCAAAACCGAACATTACACGCTTCCTGAAGCATTAAATTTAGTAAATTTAATTCCCAAGCCTTTTGACTTTGTTGCCTGCTGCGATTTTAAATATCTATCCGCTGCAATCTGCTCAGCCAGAGAATGCTGTTCGACTGAACAGCCGTCGCTGGTTACCTTGGCAGGAGCCGCTGCATTAGTTTCAATATTAGAATTTAAATCTGACATTTTTTTCTCCGTACCAAAAGAAAAAGCCGCAGAGGGGTAGAGCCCTCTACGGCTTTATAACTTTTGGAATTTTTGCCTGCTCGATTGCAAGTCGCCAGGCGTATTAAATTGTCAAATCTAATTTACACTTCTTATTTTGTAAGTCAATGTGTTTGGGGATGTTTTTAGAATAAATGAAAAATAGTTTCTATTAGTAGAAACTATGTTCAATTTTGATGCATATCGTTGATAGATTATTGGCTTTAATTATATCGTTACTGACAGGATGTCAGCATAAACGCGTTTCAGGAGTTGGTTTGCAATCAAGTTTTTTCTCTTTTTTCGCGAAGAATTTGTTTAGATGTTTTTCAACTTTTTCCAATTCATGGTCGAAATTGAATGCTTCTTCACCTTTTCCTATGAGGTATGATTCTTTAGATTCCATTAAGATATTTTCCAATCATCGATTTTAGACTACACGTCTAAATTTTACCTTAAAAAGTATAATTCTTCCTTTATTATTGTCAATAAGGGAATTCCCTTATTCCTTGAGGTCGTGCCGCACATGAATATTAAAATAAATCCTGATCATAACTGAATTAATCCGGTTTTACCCTTTAAGAAGCTAAACCCCCGGCAGAATGTCGGGGGGCTATTAGACGAGAGACGGAATATTATCAACTGCTGTTGCACGCTATTAGCGATGATGACCACGACCACGACGACCATAACCATGACCACGATCATAACCATAACCACGACCATAACTCCGGCCAACGCTTGGGCTATAAGAATACCTCGGATAACGGTAAGATGGATAATAAATAACTGGCGGAGGAGCATAATAGCCGCAGCCTGGTGAAGGTGCTACATAAATTGGTGCCGGAACTACATAAACAGGAGCACCGATATTGATTCTAAAACTAATACGGCTGCGGGCGAAGGTACTATTGGCAAGACTTAAAGAGATAAAAGCGACTAAACAAATTGTAAATTTCTTCAACATTGCTGACTCCTTATAAAAATTTATTATTAACTTGTTCTGATATATTTGTGTATACATTTTCTCACTGGTAACATCATTAATTAACTTACATTTACTACTTATTTATTAGAAACAGCTCTTTCTACTGTGGTAAGCCGTATCCCACAATTTCTGCACAGGCGATATCGTATAATTTGTTTATTGGCGATACGAGTTCCCTGAACGCGAAAATGCCGACAACCGCAGTTACTACATTCAAGTCCAGTCTCACTTTGTTTATTGTTTTCAGACATTGGCAGCATTCATCCTTTTTTGTTTTTGCAGTTCTGACAATGTAATTCTTTCGCGTTTCGCTCGCGCAACAACCTGTCCTGTAATATTACATCCGCACATCGAAGCCGCGACCGCCGAGCCCACCATACAATCGAGCCAGTGGTTATCTATCCCACCTATTCTTGGTGACCATTGGTAAACGACACGTCCATGTCCTTCGGTTCGTACCCAAATTTCAGAGCCTGCTACATGCTCAGCAAATAATGAATGCTGATGACCGCCTTTACCAAAAATAGTTAATGAGCCATGATCTCCCGCTGCTACAAAGAATCTTTCATGCACAAACGTCTTCCAATAATTTGTATCGATTGCTACATGCGTGAATTCCCCGGTTTTATTTATGTTGGGGATATACCAATGATGGCCATGCCGCTCGCCGGGCTTGCGCTTGTATGTTGACATTGGTTTATTGGCAGCTCTGATACCAACACCTTTAGATGCCATTAAGCAGGAGCCAAGTTTATGACGTATATTTTCAATAATGCCGGGCATATAGCCGCTGTCAATCAAACAGCGATCGATTTTCATGACCCCGGTTCCGCGGTTCCAATCTCGACTTAAATAATCACTGCATAATTTTTCCAATCCAGCCTGAATAGCACCTTCTTTTTCCATGCCGCGGTAAATATCTGAAAGTGTTACCTGAGCTTTTCGCAGAGTAAACGACAACCGCTTCTGGTCTGGATATGTTCCGTAATCAACAACATAGCCTGTAAAATCCTCGGCCCACGCGCAAACAGTGTAGAACAATAACTTATCATGCACATCGATAAACATCGTAAGATACTGGCATGAAAGCGGAACCTCACCTCTTTTTCGGCCATTGGTTTTCTCCATAACCTGCTCGACAGTCAGAATCTGTTCATCAGATTGTTCTGCAATCGGATCGTTCTGATATTCAGCATAGAATGCAACTTCATTGCGGAGCATTAAATTCATGGCATGCTGGATTGCAGAGACTTCATCTTCGTTATGACGCTGGGGCCAGGCAACTTTACTACCCAGATCCATAGCAGGGCGGTTTTGAATATAAAACTCTGTTGCCTCCTTGCCGCCGTTGCCTGCTCGCAAACTATTTGCCCGAAGTTCCTCATATTGATCCCAGAGTTTTGTATCTGTTGGAAATGCATAAACCATTTTAGTACATTGGCCCTGCCATTCGGGGTTCTTTTGAGAATCAAGAATCTGATCTGCTAAATCATTGCAATAAATTTTGGTGCAGGTAAGAAGCCCGGATATCTTCTTACCAGGTCCAGCCATGCCGAGCACATCACCATTCAATGTACTTAGCCGCTGATTAGTCTGATCAACTGATTTGGCGGATTCCCTTGTTTGGGGATCATCAATGAGGACCAGATCAGGACGAATGATCCTGCCATCCATTGTCGTGTGGATCTGGCCGCGAATATTGCTATCCAGACTATCGACGGTAATAACTGAACCGCAGGCACAGCTTGCTGCAATAGTGGGAATCACAATCTTGTGTGTCCCCCAGACCGGATACGTAAGCTGGCCGTTATATCGCTGCCCGCGCTGTCTATGTGCGCTATTTTCCAGGCATTGGATCGGATAAATGATTTCAGGGAAGTCCGCCAATAATAAATTATTACCAAGCATTGCCGCCTGGACACTTTGAAAAAGATTTAATGATTGCCGGGTGGCAGAACCAATCAAACAGACATATTTGCGTGCGCCAATCAGAATAGCCCAGATTGCAGCCGATCTTGTCAGAGCAGATTTGCCGCTTCCGCGCGGCATCGCGAAAGCGAACAATCCTCCCTGAAGAACGGATTGTTCTATTTTTGAAATAACCGTAAGGTGATCATCAGACCATGGCAAATAAAACACATCGGTGAAATACGTCTCACAGAAGAATCTAAAATCTTTGCAGGCTCGCTCTCTTCGCTCTTGATTTTCAATTGCAGGAATCTCGCCGATATCCTGAGCTTCTTTGCGGGCTGCATTTTTAGAAATCAAATCTTTTAATCTGGAATTCTCGACAGATTGCTTTTGCTGTTTGGGGTTTTCATATTCATGTGCCATCCATGATACATACCGCACTAAATTAATATGCTTGCCATCACCAATGCGATATGCCGCCGAGTTCATTTGCCAACGAAGCTGGTTTTGAGACAGGACATTGCCAAGCGGTGTTGCATTCATCAAACGAAGCAGTTGTATTTGCGTTAAACTATTTACATCAATTGCCATTATTTATCCTGCTGCAAAGCCATGCGCCGTAATTTACTAAGTTAATTGTTCCATCCGCCGCAACCGGCGCACCTTGTGCGATATGTTTCTGGACAATCTCAACTTGCAATCCAAGCATTTTTGCCAGCGTTTCGGGCGTTAATGCGGCTGGATTTATCGAAGTTTTCGCTTGTTTTGTGTCATTTTGTGTTGTCATGATAAATTAATGTAACTCCTTTGTTTAAATGGGTTTAATTACTTGCTTTAACATATTTATTTAGATAACACATGCATGTTCTTAAAGACAATTTTTTTGAAAGGAAAAACATGGAAAACACGGAATATAAAGCAGCCAAAGCCGATATCGCAAACCTCCTGGCATGGTTCGAATGCGAATTAGAAAAGCAGTCGAATATCGGCTCGCCAATCGATGCCAGGCGCGAATTGATCAGGGCTTTGGCCTTATTCAGCGGCATATCAGAAAAACAAATCCAGGAATCACTCGAAGATCTAACTCGCACCCAAAACGACCCACACATAAACGAAACCAAAAACGAAAGGACAAGCAAATGAAGATCGAAATCACAAAAGGCAAATACAAAGGAGTTCGCGGCCGAGTTGTTGGAGTTTATACCGATGGACGCTACGACATCAACATCATCAAACCCAAAACCGCCCAACCAAAACAACAACCCACACAAATGGTCATCAAAATAAATAATTGTAGGGAGATCTAAAGAATGAAAGTTAAAACAATCACACTCGAAGGCGAAACAGGATTCACAGCAAAGATCACTCGCAATAATCCAACAGAAGGACTTGAGTGCATTCTTTGCGAGCTTAAAGATAAAAATGGTCACCGGGTTTCGGTTCACCATGTTTCTAAAAATGATCGTGAGGATCAATTTTCCATGGCTCAGTGTATCCAATACCATCTTGATGGCTGCCGGGGAACCAATTCGATGATCCATAGTTATTTTCGCTACATAATATTTTTCGCAGATTAAGGAGATTTCAACATGAACGAGAAAATGTTTGAAGAATTTGTGCAGGAGCTTCTGGCAGATCAGGACAAGATCAGATCGACCCTGACATTTGGTGAAGCTGGAATGCTCACAAGCAACAGCGGACTTGTTGTCCGAACCAGCGATGGAAGCGAGTTTCAAATCACAATAGTTCAAAGTAGATAGTAGACAATTTTTTTTGAAAGGAAGATTATCATGCAGAAAGAAGAAATTAAAGTAAGCGAACTTTACAATATGAAAGTTGGCAAAAATACCATGGCGGTCCGTATCATGAGCTACAACCAGGATGGCCATTGGGTTGGCCGCAATATCAAAACAAATAATGATGTTCTTATCAAATCTGCCAAGCAACTTGTCAGTGTTTACCACCGGATACGACCTAAAGCTGCGATGGCTGAAAAGAAAGTTGGCCCAGCCAAAGCAACCAGCAAAAAAGAGGGCAGCAAATTGCAGATTAGCGGTTTGAGCGGGGCGGTGCAGATCCTTCAGGAAGCGGGCCAGCCGCTCAATTGCCGGGAGATGGTAAAGCGAATGCTGGATAAAGGTCTCTGGAAAACCGATGGCAAAACGCCTTCGGCCACTCTTCATTCTGCAATCAGTACTGAGATTAAGAAAAAAGGAGCCGAATCCAGGTTCCGCAAAACCGGGCGTGGTAAGTTTGAATTTGCCAAGTAGCGATAGCATTATTTTTTCTCCGAGACAGCCCCGGCCTCAGCGGTTGGGGTTTTGTCGTTAGATAGTTTTGCTTTTTTTCCTGTGAACTGCTCCCATCTATTTTTTATAACATCACAGTAAATTGGATCAATTTCAAGGCCATAGCATTTGCGTCCGGTTTGCTCGCAAGCAATCAGCGTACTGCCGCTGCCAAGGAATCCATCAAAAACAATCGTCCCCGGCACGGAACTATTTGTTATGCCTTTGATGCATAATTCAACTGGCTTCATTGTCGGGTGAAGTTTTGAATTAAGAGGGCGATTAATTTCCCAGACCTCTGTTTGAGTTCGGTCGTCACCAAAGCTGCTTTTTTCGAGCCAGCCATAGTAACATGGTTCATACATTCGCTGATATTTTGCCGGGGATAAAACCAGTTGCTGTTTTTTCCAGATAATCGTTGCCGACCAGTGGAAGCCCATCTCAATAAGCCACAGTCTCATTCTCATTCCCTCCGGCCCCGATGCTCCCCACATATAAATATCGCCGGTATTGAACTCACGAAATATTTCATACATCTTATGACAGAAGATGCTCCATTCATCGGTTGACATACAATCATTTTGAATTGATCTTATTTTATGACGGGGATTTTTTGATGAGCCGTAATCGACATTATATGGCGCATCGGTGAAAATCATACCTGACTTGTCGCCATTCATAAGCATGCTTACCTCCTGGCGGTTGGTACTATCGCCGCACAATAATCGGTGCTCACCTAAAATCCAAAGATCGCCGGGTTTTGTTATCGCCTCGGACGGCGGGGCGGGTACATCATCGGGATCGGTGAGACCATCCTGTATGCCGGGATCAAGAATTGTGGCAAGCTGGTCACTATCGAAACCAAGCAGTTCAAGATTAAAATCCATTGCTTGCAAATCTTTTAATTCGATAGGAAGTAGTTCATAATTCCATTCCGATATTGTAGCGGTCTGGTTGTCGGCGATTCTATATGCTCTTATCTGTCCTTCGGTTAAATCTTTGGCTACATGGACGGGGATCTTTTCTAACCCAAGTTTTTGTGCTGCCTTGTGGCGGGTGTGACCTACGATAATGATGTAATCTTTATCAACCACAACGGGTTGGCGAAATCCAAATTCCTTCAAACTTGCCATAACCGCCTCGACCGCCTTATCATTTATGCGGGGATTGTTTGCGTATGGCTTAATATCTTCAATACTGCGTAATTCTATTTTCATAATAAGTTCTTTCTAAAAAAAAATGTAGTTGGCGACCGAATGTCTTTTATATAGTGCCCGCTCCCGCTGCCATTTGTCTTGTTTTAAGTGGCGGAGGACCCGTGACTTATGTAATAGCGATATACCATAACGCTAAACAGTATACTTTTGCCCTATCATATAATGCCTCCAAATGGGCATTTGGTGGCATTATAAAATTTGTTGTTGTTTTCATTTTGCTAAAAACTCCGTTTCTACTTTCAAAATTGATAAATAACTTTTTATTCACATCCGCTCATCGCGCCACGTTGCCACAAGATGCATCGTTTTTTATTTTCAAGCACACCTCCACTTGTATATCAAACAACGCACCTGTGCCAACGTGTGCGGTCACAGCGTATCAGCGTTAGAGCAATCATCTATTGGCTCATTATTAAACACATTAAATGCATCATAGAGCTTTTGATCGAAGGTAAGTCCTTGGCCATATCTCTGACGCCTTATAGATATCTGCTTATATTGTCTGTTAGAGAGATTATGATTAAACCTCGCTTCGCCTTCTTTCGAGCATTTATGATTCTTGCCAAGCGGTTCACTACAGACAACGCATTTCCTTACGGCATTAGATGTAGTTTTAAGAAAATGCTCTAACATGATTAATTGCTCGGCTTTCATTAGTTCTTCTTTATTAATCTTGCTTCACCAATATTCTGATAAAGCTGTGTTTCAACTGATTTAACTTCCGGAACTGTTGATTGTGAAACTTGTTTCATAGTCAACTCAACACCTTGTTTGTGGGCTTCGTACTTTGCCTGTGCCTCGGCTGCTTTTTGAGCATTCTTTTTAGCTACCCCAGCTGCAAACGCCGCTGCGAGTCCAAGACCAATATCAATCAGAGGCGCATAGGGATTAAACGGCGTGCTTGCCGCGTTTGCTGCTCTTGCTCCCTGCAATACAGTTGTCAGGCCATCATCAGGATTTGTGTACTGCGCGTTTTTGATCGCTCCTGCGATAACCTGCGTCTTATCCTGAACTGCATTGATTGTGCTCTGGAGCTTTTCAACTTTCGCGATTGTGTTGCCATCGATAGCTCCGTTTTGTTTGAGCGTCTCCAATGTCGCCTGAGTCTGCTGCTGAAATTGATCCACCTGGCTACTTAGCTCGCTGGTCTGATCAGCTAAGCTTTGAAGATCGTAGGGTGTGATATTTATGCTTTCACATCCACCCAGCCATAACGATGCAACTGTGACTACGATAATTGCTAAAATCGCAATATCCCATTTCGTAATTTTTTCTAACCATTTCATTTCTGTACTCCTAAAAAAAAGTGTTTATTTAAATAAACTGGCACAATGCCAGCTGCACTGACTATGGGGAAAACCTATTGCCTCGCGCGCGCACGCGTAGCGCGCATGAAAAAAGCCCAAAAAAATGAATGTGAGGGTGTATATATGGAAATAGGTTAATAGGTATATATATTTTTTATAAATATATATATTTCCATATACTTGCGATTCAAACCTATTGCTTACCGGCATATACAATAGGTTAGCAATAAGTTGCAATAGGCTGAAAATGCCAAAAACAATAGGTGCAATAGGGCTATATAAAAAATCAATGGGTTTCATAGTTTCACCAACCTATAAAGTCGTTTTGGCGTTCCGCCAGTTGCCTCTTCTGCATATTCAATTTTGCGCTGATTTACTAACGTTTGCCTTACTTCCTCATGTTCGCGCTGTGACCATGGCAGTTTTCTATTGAGTTGCCAGAACGGCATCCATTCATTGCCTTTGCTTTTGTGCCACTGGCGAAGAACTCGAAGCAGTTTCTGGCAACTGGAATGGAAATCACTTTCACATACATATTGAGATGCCATATAAAGCATGCGTTCGGTAGTATATGTAACAAGGCTTGTTGCCCACTGAACCGCTGCCTCTGTGATAACAGGATTTATTGCGTTCTCACTACAGCTGTAAATCAGCGCAAGTCTTCTTGCTTTTTCAGCTGCTCTGCCCCATATAGCCATCGTGACAAGATCCGCTTGTTCCTGGGCCTTGTCGTACATGCTGTCAGCGGTTCTGCCAAAGGTCCGCTGCATCGCCTTGGCGGCTTCGCTGTGAGGTACACAAACAGCAACGGGATGGAAATTAGCAAAGTTGCCAGTGCCGGGTTTGAATTCAACCCAATATTTAGCCGCTCGAATAATCGATTCGGGAATTTCGCAAAATGTCGCTTCCTGCTCAGGTGCTCTTAGTCCTGCCTCAACAACCAGCATTCGTGCGAAAAAACCGTTGGTGAGCATCTTGCTTGATAGTGCCTGATAGTAATTTTCCGGGACTGCGGTTCCGTATATTGTCAGAGATGGCTGGTCAATAGTTCCACCATCCTTTTTGCCTGCCTTTAATCGTGTTGTATATATCGAATTTGAGGATGAGAACATCTTTAAAAGGATGTTCATAATCATATCGATTCGTGAATCTTTGCCTTTTGATGTCGCTGTAATAAGGGAATCTATTTCATCGGTCTGAAACAGCGATGCCGGGTGCATAAATAATTTATCTTCAATACCTTCACCGCTTGCAAAACCGTCAGCGGTTGTGGTGTCGTGCCCTAAGGTTTGCAGAATCCTGCTGTTAACTTTTCTGGGGTGATCTTTCCCGCAGCCGGGATATGCGAGATTTAAAATATATAAATTAGTGCGGTTATCATTATCGTCCCGGACCTTTCTGCCTGCCAAATGTGCCTGCTGGCCAAGTGCCCCAAAAAACGATAGTACAGGCTCCGGGTGCGGGGCGGTCTCCATCATAAAATCACGCAGTTGGTTTACAAATCCAGGCACATTTAATAATTCATGCGGCATCGGTCCCGGATCGGAAGCGGCAGGTTCGGTATCATAAGCGGTATCCTCACTTGTGATATTGGAAATATCAACTCCGCTTGTATCTTCACTTTTCCCGAAACCCTGCGTTGCCAGTGCCTTTGCAGCCTTGCTGTAATCACCATTATGTTCCAGCAGCGTATAAATCCCGAAAGGTGAATATGCCTTTTCACTTTCAAATGGATATGCATTTGTTGAAAATACATAAAATGTTCTATCCTTGATTGACGCCGACCAGCCAATGGATTTTCCGGGCCGCCGCCAACGCTCACTTTCTCCTGATTGGGCTAAAGCCCAGCCGTGTGAAACGAGAACAGCTTTAAAATCGCCGCCAGCGTTGTAATCATCACCGGGCCGAAGGGAATTATTAGAAATTGGTGCAGCAGGTTCAGGCTGCGGTTCCGGTATGAATTCATTTAGAGACCATGCGGCCTGTAGTAAAATATCACGCTGGTCAGTAGATAAAACAGGTATTGATGTAAACTCGCCCTGGATTAATTCATAACCCGCTGAGGGCGCACATAAAAATAATCCACCCTCGCCGCGAGTTTCAATAAGTGTAAGAATAATAAACCAGTTTCCATCCTTATCCCTGCGCGGTTTATATTTTTTACTGCAAACCTCAGCCTCATTCTCTGAGGGCAGGATAACCTTCTGCTGCGCAAGTTTCATATTACCGCATACCTCGTCCTGGCAGCGGTAAATTACATGCAAACCGCCTGACTGTGATCTTTCAATTACTATCCTTTCAATCAGGCCCGGTGACTGGCTTTGCACAAGATCGTACCATTTTTTGTATGCCTGGGCCTTCAGATCGAAATCTATCATTTCAAGATTGCCGGAGACTTTACCGGTTACAATACATACGCCAGTATTGCCATTGCCGAACCAGTTGTTTAATTCGCAGTCATACGGCAGGCGCTGCTGAAATTCTTTCCACCCTGATAATGCGGCAAATTTTAGCTGCACATTCGCCGGTAAAACGCAAAGACCTGCCTGGAGGTAAGCTAAAGAAGTTTCTCTAATGTTGGGCATAGTTTCTCCTGGTGCTAAAAGGGGATTTCATCATTGTTGTCATAAATATAATCAGGAACTTGCTTTTCAAATTGCCAATCTGAAACTTGCGGATCTTCGAATTGGTAGCTGACTATTCTTTCGAACTTCTCACCCGAAACTTTTTTTACCATTATTTTTACAGGCTCTTTTAATCTCCTATTTTGTGCAAAAAATACAGCGAGGTCAGATTGCTCCGGCACATCTTCATTGGATCTTTGTATCCACCATTTTTCTGCTATTTGACGAGCATAACCGCTATGTTCAAAACATATCCATTCAGGAATATATCTTTCCAGGCCAACCTTATATTGAACACGCATTGTTTTTGGCGCATCTTCATCAGCTTTTCTTTTTGTATGAACGTTATAAAGCACCTCTTGAACATCAAACTCTTCAACAGTTACTTCTCCCGAAAGAACGCTTTCAGAGCTTGCCTTGGTATCGTGCTTTGATTTTTCCGGCGGTGGGAAATCGTACCCGCATGATGGGCACTTGGAATATGCGGCATGAACAATTTCATTGCACTCAGGACATTCTTTCGCCGGGGCATCGCCACTACCTTTTGAAAATACTTTATTTATTTTCAAACAATCAATCGGCCCATGGCGGAGAATATTGCCTCCAAAATCGAGAACCAGGCAATCTTCTTTGCCATCACAAATCCTGCTTCCTCTCCCGACCATTTGAACATAAAGCCCTGTACTCATGGTTGGACGCAGCATTGCAATACAATCGATGTTGGGGGCATCAAAGCCTGTGGTTAAAACATTTACATTGCATAAGTATTTCAGTGCGCCGCTTTGAAAATCATCAATCATCTTTCTCCGCCAGCCATCGGGACTATCACCTGAAACAAATCCACATTCAATGTTGTGCTCTTGCTGCAATATTTTTTGAATGTGCTTGCCGTGAGCTACACCTGTTGCAAAAATAAGAACCGCTTTCCGATCCTGGGTATATTCGAGTATTTCAGAACACGCGGTTTTTACTCGTGCATCCGTATCCATAAGATCCTGCATTTCAGCTGCTATAAATTCTCCCGCTCGAATATGCAGACTGCTTGTATCAACCTTGGTCTTTGAAGCTTTGCTGCGCAAAGGGCATAGAAACCCGTCACGAATTAATTCTTTAATTCCTACTTCGTAGCAGATTTCATTCAGGATTTTATCTGGCCCGCATATCATTCCGCTTTCTGTGCGGTATGGTGTGGCAGTACAGCCTATTAGTCTGATATTCGGATTCATGATTTTCGCATCGCTGAGGAATGATAAATACATACCATCACCGTTCGTAGAAATTAGATGCGATTCGTCTATTATGATTAAATCAAATGGCTCAAAATCAAATGCCTTTTTATATATAGATTGAATCGAAGCTGCTATCACAGGCTGGTGCATATCTTTCTGCTTTAAGCCCGCAGAATAAATTCCGACAAAATTATCGCCGAGAAAATGTTTTATTTTTCCGGCATTTTGTTCGATAAGTTCCTGCACGTGCGCAAGAACAACTACCCGGCCTTTCCATAATGAAACCGCATCACTACATATTTGGGCAAGGACTACGCTTTTGCCCGAACCTGTCGGCAATACAATGCAGCTGTTACCATCGCGTTCTTTTAAATATTTATAACAGGCTTCAACAGCCTGTTTTTGATATCCCCGGAGCTCTATCATTGATCTTCCTTATCGTTACTATTGTTTTGCCATACTTGACCGGATCTTTCATAACGGTAGTCAGATGTTTAATCTGGCAATCGTTATAAAAGGCCATGCCTTTTTCCAATGCATCAAGAAGCGGTTTTTGAATATTGTCGATATCGCGTTTTCGTTTATCCGGTGGGTATGCCCGGACCTTCATTGCGAGCATACCCATCATCGGAGTTACCTTTGCCGCCATAAGGGCATTGCAAACACGATTCCGAAATATCATGCCTTCATGCCCTATAAACGTTCTGTTTCCACGCCGCTTGAAATAATGATTAATACTTGGCGGATATGGCAGCGTTATTGTCAGCGTTTCCAGGGTGCGACACCTCTGGCAGCTGGACTGCTGTTTTGAACAGCAGCAGTTTCTTTAGCTGAATAACCGCGTATTTCATTGACCAATTCGTTTGTGTCACTTCGTTTTTTTAGTTTGACATTGATCATCAGCGGGAGGTTGTGCAATTCGGCACTGTCACGAGGCGTCATCACGCCGATCGATTTACATATTGCAGCCAACTGCCCCCGTGAAATCTTGGAGGTAGTTTCGTTTGGATGATCAAGGTTGAGCCTGGCCCATAAAAGCCTGTTCTTGTACTCACCCTCGATGACCTGAAATGTTAGTTCCAGATAATTGCCGCTGTTATTCTTTGTCGGTTTAAATTCCGAATTGGTTATAACAGCCAGATATTTTGCCGCCGGGATCGGATCAAAATCAGCTGCCGGTTCTACGTTGTTTGCGTTAAAGCCATTTAAATTTGCCATGTTAGTGATTTTCCTTTTCTGATAAATTGGTTGTAGTTAATGAACCGATGAATGCATCCCACGATAGAGGAAGTTCATACGGTAGGTTATAGCGATTCTTTGCGATACATGATGGTCCGCCAACGGTGCGGATTATTCTCTCGCCGCCATCTTTGCCAATGCCAACTGCGATAGTCCGTTCTCGTCCGAAACCGATATCTTCGCTTTCGGTACGGAACTTTCGAGCGGCAAACAGTACTGCATCGCTCCATTCTGTAAGCAGGGCGGTAGCATGTTTATGAAGTCTTGGTGCGAAGCGGTCGTACGAAGATGATTCAGGGTCTTCGAATCTTTCGACCTTGGCATGTGAAATCAATATCACAGCCATATTCCGCTGCGTGCGAAGAGTATCAATCGTGTCAATGACCTGACGCCAAAAGCCCAGGGCAGCGATATAGCCTTTACCGTAGCCGCCGTCGACTTTTTCGATAGTAGATGAGTGAGATAGCTGGCATAGCTCATCCCAGATAAGCTGCTCAAGCCAATCGCAGCTGTCAATTACGACGCTTTGATAGTCATGCGGCTGGTCAATTAGTGCGGACAAATAGTTTTCAACATCTGTATATTTTTTTGCCACTGGAAATGATGCACAATCAATTTCTGCCAGGCCATCCTCGGTCGGAATAAAGATTGGATTTGGTGCCTCGGATGCAAATGTTGATTTGCCGATTCCTTCTGTACCGTAAAGTAATATTCGCGGTGGTGATTGGCGTTTGCCTGTTCGTATGGTTTCAAATACATTCATAAAAATGACCTTTCGTATTAAAAATTAGTTTTTATCTCTTTTGCGTATTCATATAGATGCCGCCTTTGGCTTGTCATCTCGAAGGATTTTTGCGCGAAGAAGGATTGCTTTGGCGCTGTCAGCCTCCCGCTGATGCTGCGATGCTCTTTTAGTTTTCTTAATTTTTAGCCGCTGTGAAAAAACTTTCTGGTGGTAATCAATATTTTTCTCTGTTAATGCAATTAAGAACGTTTCTATGCAATCGATAGTGGTAAATGTTTGGACTCCAACGCTTTTATATTCCAGGTAAATACCGCCAAGCCCGCGATGGCACCATCGCCATACAGTGGAGTTATCAACTTTGAGCCGTTTTGCCGCTTCGCTCAAACAGATAATTTCTTCAGTTTTCCAATCAATCGCCATCGTTATAAACCTTTCAACGAGGGCCATTTTGCCATAAAAGAAAAACGCTTGGGTCTGATTAAGAGCCAATTAAGGGCTGATTAAGGGCTGATTTTGCGAGGGTTGATGTGAGTTTTTATGGCAAATTTTGGTTAAGGGCTGATTAAGAGCCAATTTTGCATGCTAAGGTCTGGTTAAGGGCTGATTTTGAAAAACTTTTGTTTTTAGGTATGAGTTTTGCTATGAGGATAAAAAATAAATAAATCTGATGACAGAGAATCTCTGTGTTAAATCTGATTCTGGTATTGAAATTATAAATTGTCAGCGGTTAAAATGCCTTTGTCGGTAAGAGCCCATCCTTTGCGTTTAGCATTTTCTGGTTTATAGACCATCCCCATGGATTCAAGACGTTTGAGGCTTTGCAGCACGGCATATTTTTGATGACCGGCAGCTATTATGATATCTACTTTGAGCATGGATTTTTGGGGATTGCTGTTCATCGCCATCAGAATATTCGTATCTGTATTAGTTAAAGTCTGACAATTGGCGAGTGAATCAGTATATTGTTCAATTTGTGTGTGCGGATGTTCAATGCTTTTTTGTGATCCCTTTTTCAATTCAAGTTCTAAACGAGCCAGCAACGTATCAAAAATCGATTTTATCGAATGAATCAGTAGATCTTCTTCTACAGCAATAATTTTCTTTATATGAATGCCAAAATACCTTTTGCTTTTGCGAAATTCCTCTATTGTTTCAGTATCAAATCCATGAAAAAGGTTTTCAATATCGTGGGCACCTATTACAAGTGGAATTTTAAATTTGTTGCATAGTTTGATAATGAGAGACCAAAAATAATTAGCATTTTCAATTAGTTGGGTTTGCTTTGTGTAAGTATTGCTTATCTGCTCGAACCTGTGATCATATAGGTATGAGAAAAGCTCATGGATGTTTTTAAAATCTTCATACTCAGATTGTATGCCTGTTGCTATACCTATCGCCCGATCTTCCATTTTCCTTTGCTCCATATTGACGAACTATAGACAGAGTTTCAGACTGATAACGTATCCGCTACGTTTAACACTTAATGGGAATCTGCCTATTAAAAAATAAAATTAAACTTTAGACATCGAAACATTAATGCAAAAAATTAGTTTTTATAATTCTGGGGCTTAGGTTTGACATGCCAACAAATGGCCTAGGTCGGTTCGACCCTCACTTCACTGTACTTAATAGAAAATATACCATTTTTTGTAATTTCTTGCAAGAGCAAGGTCCAATAAAATATTAGTAATTTAAACAAATAACAGGAAATCTGATAGAAAACGCATAAAAAACTTTTTTTGACGAATGAACTCTACTCCAAATAAAGTACTAAATTTGATGAAGCTGTGAATTTAACATTTTCCTACAACTTATAATCATTTTGGAATCTATATGCCGGGCATGTGAACAAATATATAAAATAGGTATGTTGTGGATTGACATCAGGTCGGGATTAGTTACACTGGCGGCGATCCACTTTAAATCTAATGGCGTGTTGTGGATTGACATCAGGTCGGGATTAGTTACACTCAAGTTTCTTCATAGGCCTTTTGGCCGTCCGTTGTGGATTGACATCAGGTCGGGATTAGTTACACTATCGCAACGAACTTAGCGACTATGAAACCTGTTGTGGATTGACATCAGGTCGGGATTAGTTACACTTCGCTTGTATCTTCGCTGATAAGTTCGGGTGTTGTGGATTGACATCAGGTCGGGATTAGTTACACTACATTTCGACCAACAGAGTGTAGGTCATATGTTGTGGATTGACATCAGGTCGGGATTAGTTACACTCCTGAACCAAAAGCCCAATCATCGCTATCAGTTGTGGATTGACATCAGGTCGGGATTAGTTACACTAAGCCTATCGACTCTAGCGCAGATACCTATGTTGTGGATTGACATCAGGTCGGGATTAGTTACACTCATACAGAAAATGGCAGACGGTGACGAACTGTTGTGGATTGACATCAGGTCGGGATTAGTTACACTTTTATTAGTAATTGAGAAGCAATGCCTGATGTTGTGGATTGACATCAGGTCGGGATTAGTTACACTCGGGACTTTAACCGCAATCCATAAAGCTATGTTGTGGATTGACATCAGGTCGGGATTAGTTACACTATAA